CAAGTATTACACCAAGTTCAACAATAACCCCTACGCCAACAATAACTCCTACTATTACACCAAGTCCAACCCCTCCACCTGCTTGTGATGTTGAGGCTAATATACAAAGAGAGTGTGATATTCAAACAAGTTTAACATAATAATAAAAATTAAAATAAAATGGCAATATTCTTAACGTCAAATAATTATAGTGGGCAAACTGCTAATATAACATTTTTCCCCCAAACAGGTGGCACAGTTAGTATTGGCACACAAACAATGCCATATACATACACAGCAAGTGGGGATTATTATTTTGGAATATATACCTTTGATTTCACATCATTTGGTGTTGTTTGTTCAGCAACAACAAGTGCTATGGAATATCTTGTTATTGGAGGTGGTGCAAGTGGTGCTTCTTCTGGTGGTGGTGGTGGAGCAGGTGGTTATAGAAATTCTTTTTCTGGTGAAACATCTGGTGGTGGTGCAAGTGCTGAAATACCATTAATTTTAACTACTGCAACAAATTATACAGTTACAGTTGGTGCAGGTGGTGCAGGAACAGTCGATTGTGCTGAGGGTAATAATGGTTCAAATTCTGTATTTGGAAGTATAACATCAACTGGTGGTGGTAAAGGTGGTGGTGGAGGTGGTGGTGGTACTGGTGTTGGTGGTGCTGGTGGTGCTGGTGGTGGTGGTGGTGGTCAAAGTGATTTTTCAAATAAGTCAGGTGGTGCTGGTACTGCAAATCAAGGTTATGCTGGGGGTAATAATTCTGGTGCAAGTAGAGCATCTGGTGGTGGTGGTGGTGCAGGAGCAGTAGGTGCTAATGCTGTAAGTACAGCATCTGGAAATGGTGGTAATGGTTTATTTTCATCAATAACTGGTTCTGCTGTTGCTCGTGCTGGTGGTGGTGGTGCTGGTAATCATTATACTAGTGGTGGTGTAGGTACTGGTGGTTCTGGTGGTGGTGGAAATGCTACTAATTATCCATCTGGAACAGCATCAGGTTCTGGTACAGTCAATACTGGTTCTGGTGGTGGTGGTGGTTCTGGTGAAACAGGAATAATATGTGGTACATCTGGTGCTGGTGGATCAGGAGTTGTAATAATCAAATATCCAGATAATTATACAATAACAGTTGGTGTTGGATTAACATCATCAGAAACATCAGCAGCAGGATTCAAAACAAGAATATTTACATCAGGAACTGGAACTGTTTCATTTGCATAATAAAACAATTAACTTTATTAATAAAAAACAAATATATTATGGGACATTACGCATTTTTAAATCAAAACAATATAGTAACAGAAGTTATTAATGGAAGAAATGAAGGTGAATTAAATATTGATTGGGAGGCTTACTATGGTGAAATAAGAGACCAAGTTTGTAAAAGAACATCTTATAACACATCTTGTGGAGTTCATAATGGTTCTGGTGTTCCTTTTAGAAAGAATTATGCAGGAATTGGATATTATTATGATGAACAAATTGATGGGTTTATCCCCCCACAACCATATCCATCTTGGTTGTTAAATATGGATACAGGATGTTGGTCATCACCTATTCCTTATCCAGAAGAAGAGGGTTATTTTACTTGGGATGAAGAAACTTTATCTTGGGTAGAAAATAGTTTATAAAAAAAAATAATATGTTAATAGTAAGGAGGGCTGATACAAACAACTTGGTAGTTACAATGTCTATGAATAGGACATTAAACAATCCATTTTATTTATTTTCATTTCAACATATTGTTTCAAATGAGTTTGTTAGATTTTATCCAACAATCTTATCAAGCAATACAAGATATGATTTGATTAGTTTTGTTGAATCAACAACACAGAACCTATCTCTTGTTCCCCCTGCTGTTACTTTTCCTTATTTGGGACAGTATTACTACTCCATCTATGAAATGGCTTCAAGTGGCACAACAAACCCCTTAAATGCCTATTCAAAGTTGGAATCAGGAAGGGCTTGGCTTATCAATGAAAATGATAATGATGAAGATTGTTATTATGATGAATATATAAGTGATAATGAGATTGATGAAAAAGATATATATGTTGATGATTGTGATGCTGCAAGTCCAACACCAACACCATCAATTACAGTTACACCAAGTATAACACCAACCCCTACTGTAACACCATCGCCTTAAACTTTTGCTCAAAACGTAGATATTTATAGATATGATAAAAAACACAATGGATAGAATTGATTTTATGGCAGCAGAAGTTGTTCAATATCAAGAAATCATCAAACAAAAAGAATGGGTATATTGGGGTAGTGATAACTATTTCCCAAATCACTTATTAGCATTATATCAAAATAGCCCCATACATCGTGCGTGTAGCAATGCAATTACTTATGGGGTCAAAGGTAGGGGTATATACAATACGTTCGACACAGAGCAATTATTGATGGCAAATAGAAGGGAAACATTATATGAAGTTTATAAGAAATGTGTAATTGACAGAGTTTTATTTGGGGTATTCTCAATAAATGTTATTCTTGATAATGCTGGTAATGTAAGTGAGTTATATCATACAGATGTTTCAAAAATTAGAAGTGGTAAGGTTGATGAATTTAATAATGTTCAAAACTATTTTTTAAGTGCAGAGTGGAGATATCCACAAAAATTTGTACCAATTGAAATACCTTCTTTTGATTTAACAAATAAGGATAAAGCATCTCAATTATATTTTGTTAAGACTTATACCCCTAACTACAATTACTATGGTGTTCCAGATTATTTTGCAGCAGTTGCAACAATTCAATTAGATATTGAGGTTAAAAACTTCCATTTAAATAATATTCAGAATAGTTTATTACCATCAATGGCAATATCATTTAATAATGGTATTCCAAGTGATGAAGAAAAAGATATAATTTACAGACAATTAGTTGATAAATATACAAGTTCAAATAATGCTGGAAAGATATTCTTATTTTTTAGTGATACCCCAGAATCAGCCCCTACTATAACACCAATCCCAAATAATGGATCAGATGATTTTTATACAGGATTATATACAAATATAGAGGAAACAATATTAACAGCACATAGGATTACAAATCCTGCTTTAATTGGAATCAAAACTGCTGGACAGTTGGGGGGTAGAAATGAATTGGAGGAATCATATAATTTATTTCAGAATATTGTGATTAAACCAATACAAGATGAAATACTTGAACATTTTAACAAATTGTTATTTTTGAGAGACAGAAAACAATATGATTTAAAGGTTGAGCAAGTTCAGATAATTGATATAGAAAAACCTGTAATATAATGGCAAATGTACTTCTTATATCGGAAACAAAGTTAAAATCATTTTCTTCTATTCATCAGAATGTAGATAGTGCATTATTAGCAAACAATATTAAAATTGCACAAGATTTACATTTGCAAAATTTAATTGGTACAAGGTTTATCAATGAGTTATACAATCAAGTTAAAACAAATACGTTAACCACGGTTAATAAAGAATTAATTGATGAATGGATTGCTCCATATTTGGTTCATGCTGCTGTATTTGAATCAACCCCAGACATTCTATTTAGAATGATGAATAAGTCTGTTGTGGTAGGAGACACTGAACAAGGCAAAGCAATATCAATAAAAGAAATGGCTTATTTGAGGGACATATATCAATCAAGATTTAATTTCTATGCACAGAGATTGCAAGACCAATTGAGAAATAGACCTAATTTATATCCATTATATTTTGCATATAGCAGCACTGATGGTATGCCCCCAAGAAGGGAAACCTATATGGCAGGTATTCACTTTCCCCCTGGAAATAGATACCCACCTCGTACAAATGTATTTAGAAATTTACCAACTTATAGAGGGGGGGAAAATGATTGTTGTGATTAAAAAATAAAGAATAATGAATACAGAGAACGTAATGATGGTTTTAGGAAGTAATGCAGTGGTTGCTGTATTGACATTTTTATTTTCAAGGAGAAAAGAAAATGCAGAGATTGATACAAATGTACTTGCAAATTTGGAGAAATCTATTATGGTTTATGCCAAAATAATTGATGATTTGAAAAGAGAAATTGGTGAATTAAATGTAAAGATACAAGAACTTGAAACAAAGATAGACCAATTAAAAGAAGAAAATCAACAATTGAGAATTAAATTAAATAATTAATATGCCAATCCCCAATCCGAATAAAAAAGAAACAAAGGAAGAATTTATTTCAAGATGTATGTCTGAATTAAAAGATGAATATGAGCAAAATCAAAGAATTGCAATTTGTCTTGGAAAATGGAAAAAATAAAGATGCCAACAAAATATAAAAGAAAACAATCAGTAGATTCACCAAATAAAATATTGTGTGATTATTGTCAAAAGAAAGTTCCAGAGAATAAAATAAGAAAACAAACTTGTGATGTTAACATTTGTCTGGATTGTAGGAATTTAAAAAGAATTTGGATTGCAAAACAAAAAGAGAAACTACCAGAAAGAAGACAATTTAGATATCCTTTACGCCCCTATATTATAAGAATAAATTTAAATAAAATTGATAGAGAAGAGTTAAATAACTTATATAAAATATTAGGATATGATCCAAACAAAGATATCCATCAGCAATTTTTAGAAAGACATAATTTATAATTTCAATATTGTTTCCCATTTAGCCCCACTTTCCTTAACAAGTTAGTGGGGTTTTTTTCATTCATTAACATCCATTATGCTACTTAATGATGGAAATATCATTAATTAAGATAATATTAACATTATTATATTGGATTTTAGTCATTTTTAAACTATTTATTATAAAAACAATATTAAAATTATGAAAAAGACAACAAAGAAAAGTAGTGAGTATGTTAAAGTCATAGAAAATTATGACTGCTCCCAATTTAGTTCAACTGAATTTTTGACACAAAATCCAAAGGCTTCAATTTCAGAAATAAGTGAATTTTTGAGAATAAACGGATGCTATGGCACGCCTTGTAAGAAAAAGAAATTTAATAGTTTGTAAAAGAATCTTAATACTTTTTCATATAATCCCTCTACTATTTTTTTAGTAGGGGGTTTTTTGTTAATGTCATGTTAAGATACTAATTGAATATGGA